ATAGATGTCAATAATCCGAAACAAGACATAATCTTGACCCAGACCTGATCAATACCGATATAAGAGAGACAACATATATCATCTCCGTTAATCCACATAGGTAGTTTCTTTCCCAACAAAAGCCGAAACCCGGCCCTATACTCCATCGCCAAACGGCAACCTGCCGCATTAGCAATACAAAGTACAGGAAAAGAAACAGGTGAACCCATTGACTGACCAGTAGTTTGGTTATCCTCGTGAACATTACCATGTTCATCGGTCCACACAACGATATGGCGTGTTAAACACTCGATTACCAATCGTCGGAGATTCTTCTCGAATTCCATATCATGGGATCTAAATCTTTCAATATCTTCAATATTTCTAATGAAAATATCTACCAATTCATTTCCAATGGCATTAGAAATCCTTGAAAATATATAATTAGTCGATGCTTTAAAATCACCGTTAACAGCTTGCACACCTTCATGAAGTGGACTAGTAAAGAAACTATTAACCATATCCTGATTAATAGGTCTTCCTATAGCAACAAAATTCGGTAACTTCTTTAAATGTCCATGCATCCATTTTTGAAATGGACGCATGCAGAAGTAACGATTTTCGTCACCTTTCATGATAATACGCACTTTAAGAGGTTCAGACAAACCTATAGGTTTTGCCCTATTAGGGATTCGTAAACCCTCTCTCCATGCTGACCAATATATTTCTTCAAAGACCTTTTCAAGAGCATCAGTCTTATAAGACACTCCAACACCTTTCTCTTTTTCGAGAAGATCAGAGGTGGTTTCTTTAAGGACTGAATCCATATCTCTAGATGCTTCACCATAGGTTTCCTGAAGCTTTCCAAAAACATCGACATCTATCCCTTCCAATTTCACCAATTCTGATAAATCAAACTCCGCTACGGCTCCAAAATGTTTATCAATTATTCTCATTGCTTGACCTCCACCTTGACAGGTGTTAGAGAAACAACTTCTTGTTGAACCAACAAATGGTTTTACCCAACCAGAGTAAGTTATTTTATCGACATGACGAAATAACTCTCTAGTCGTACGTATACATTCTAATTCAGCATCATCCGTCGTAAACACTCTTAAATTTTCTTGGTCATGACCAAATGGTATCTCAACCCTTGTGAACTCGGTATGAGTTCCTGTTAAGTGTCTAGCCGTTTCTTGTACTTTCCTTTGAACGTACAAGGGAGGAACTGCTGGCATACCCTTCTTAAGGTAATTAACAGTTTCGACAAGCAAGTTAAAT